AGCCAGCGGGCATTTGATCTCCAATAATCCATCACCCACTACGCCATCGGGACTACACCCGAACCCGTCATCATGGATACAGAAACCTACCTCCTCAACCGGGCCTGCAATCAGTTCATAGTATGCTCTGGCCTCTGGTTCAAGTTCAGTACCCCTCTGCATGGCCTCGCTGGGTTCCTGCTGCTCTGATCTGCCAGTCAGGATGTCTGCCACTAAACGATTCAGGTAGCCTTCAACCTGCGTAGACTTCTTCCCGCCAGGCGTAATGATTTTCCCGAAGTTGCTCGCTGACGGAACGCCGAGTCTGGCTGCAAACCACTCTGGTGATCGCTGCTCTACGTTAATTATTCTCATGCCTTGGCTCCCAGCTTCTTTTCCAGAGCCATTTTGGCTTTCTGGAAATCGCTCTGCTTCAGGTTAGACAACACTGAGATACCGAAGAACTTCAGGAAGGCTGGCATATCAATATCGCCGTCCAGTTGCGAGATGAGAACGGTTAGTTCAGCGTGTTGCTCTTCGCTTATTGGAGAGTACAGGCGATCCAGTTCCGACTGAGGCAAATCCTCCCCAGCGTAGATGTAGTGACCCAGCCCGTACAGAGCCAAGCACTTCACAAGGCATCGCATCATGCTCGTATTCACGGCAAAGCTGTCAGGGTCTGCAATAGATTTATTGCGGTGATCCATGACAGGGAGCCACATCCGGCGAGAGCATTCACCGATGTTGACAGTGCAGAAGACCATCTGGGTCTGGTCTGGGAATACCTGCGGAGCGTCAAAAGAATACTGGGCTTCCGGGTAATGCTCCATCAGCGTACCCCAAGCCCACGCCCATGACAGGTAGGACAAGCCGTTCTTTTTCTCAACGTGCGCAGTGCAGTCGATAGCAGAGAGTTTCTGCCAAATATCTTTGTAATTCATTGTTATTAGCCCTTGATGTGCGGGATTGCACAAGGCGCAGTATAAAGCAGGGAGTTTAGAGAAGTAAAGCAGTTATTTTAGGAAAAGTGAGCGTTCGTCAGATCGGCGTTTAACTAGACCAGGCAACACTCGGCCGCCACCCTTAGTCCACTTGAGGAATTCATCGGCAGCGCCAGCAAAATCCCCCCTGTTGTACTTCATCCGCATGGTAGATGACTGCAAGCTACCGAGACCCACGTTGAAAGCGAAGGAAACCAAGGCATCGAAATGTGACTGATAATCAGCAGCGCCAGGGCACAGTCTAACAACACCGATCTCAAACCTAGCAAGATCGCTGCGCAGAATTGCATCAATGCCGCCATCACTCCAGATTTTGTCATGCTCGGTTCTTAAAGGATAAGCCCTGCGCTCTTCGAGTTTGAGTTTGGCTTGTTCAGGATAGAGTACGTGACCATAGCCAATCGTCCAGAGTAGGGCAGGGCAGAGGTATGGCTTATTCCTTTTGCCCTCGTGGTGCTTGATGACCTCAATAGCTGAGTCGCTTACTTTCATTTTTTGAAGGCTTGCGAACCGAAATGAAATGCCACAATGGATGACCAAATGATCTGAGTCTCCTCATCCCATAGCAGGGCCATTGCGTCAGAAAATGCTACGCCGGTTTTGATCGCGTAGTAGAAGCCGAAGCCGTCTACAGCGCAGAGCAGCAGGAACATACCGTAAGTGATGAGCGGACGGACTAGCGCACGAAGGTTAATCACCCACGTTGACGCACCCTTTCCAATCTCGATGTCGTGCTGCATCAGGGCGGATCGTTCAGAGATAGCCGCCTGTATTGCTACTTGCTCCGTCTTGATCTCTTCAAGTCTCTGCTGGGCAATGTAGCCCCGCTCCGCCATCTCAAGTTCACGTTCTTTCGCAGCCTGAAGCAAAAGCAGTTCATGCTTCTTATCCTGACGATCCTGAAAGAAGTCGAGCAGCTTAGGAAGACCACCAGCCAGGAAAGATACAAGCGTAGAGAGTAGAGTTAACATTATTCAACTTTCCCATATAGCCACATGGATACAGCAACCGGTATAGCAAAAATTCCAACGATCAAAATTACAGCAATTACATTCTGTAGAGTTTTAGCCCTGCGCCTACGCTGGATCATTACAGTACGCGCCCTGCCTTCTCTAAGCTGTCTGCGCTCGTCCATCATCTCGCGGTACGCCTCAACACCGAACCGGTAGACAATAAGCTCACGAAGCTCCTTTTCCTGCTGCTCGATCTTCTTCCTACGCATTAAATTTTCCATTGCTTCCTGCTCAACGGAACCCTTGCTCAACAGCTTCTTGAAGATAGGAGGATCACGGGATTCTTCTTCGTGCTGCTTCAGATCAGCGCAGGCACTAAACCACGTTCCAAGCTGAGAGCCTACGTCCTCAATCTCACGACCAGCTTCAACCGCCCGTTTGACGAAATTGAAAGCCGCCGAGGCTGTAGCAAAGGCTGTGATTGGATCAAGCATTACTTGTCTACCTTGTGATCCAGTCTTTTGAAGATGGCACCAAGCAATTCTTTTATTTCTCTCAAATCTTCCCGGTAGTCATCCTTGCTAACGTAGTTTTTCGGCATATTCCTAGCCTCATCGTCCAGCCGATCAATCGCTGTATATATGCGAGACAGAATCCAGCCGCCGAAGAAAGCTGCAACAGTCACCGCGATATTAAAGAGAACTTGGTAGTCCACAACGACTCCTTAGGGCTTGGTAGGCCAAACAATCGTGGTCGGGAAGCCAGCCTGCTGCGGAAGGTCTCTCAGTGCCTGACGATAGGTAGCCCACTCAGCAGGAATAGCTCGACCAGCTTCCAGAGACATCACTACCACCCAGTCGCATTCGGCCAACAAGGTGTCACGCGAGTCACGGGCAGACTTGGCAAACTCGGCGTCTTTCATGGCTTTGTATGCTGCTTCCTGTTCTGCTGCGGTAGTCTCGCCGTCCGTGAACACAGGGCCAAGGATATATTTCGTATACCACTTGCCCTCAATCTGTTCCAATCCAGAAAACTGGCTGTACTGGTAAACAGTGCCTCCACTAGCTTGCGGGCCTTCAAATACTGGATCAACTCCATGCGAGTCCATCCACTCAGTAGTCATGGGGTTTGGCACCTTGCCTTGGCCCTGAGCCTTGATGTACTCGCGCAGGCCAAACTCGGTCATTATGTATTCGCCTGTATTGCGTATTCTGTAACCCATGTCTCACCTCAAGCTATTGCAAGGAAAATGAACGTGCCACCGTTGGCATTGATTGCCGCAGGGGCAGTGCTACTGATCTCAAAACCAGATGCAGCCGTGTCTATATAGTCTGTACTGGTGACTTCAGCGGCCGTGCTATTCAGAAGCAGGTACGGATCATTACCCGCTACTATGCCCCTTGCGCTATCCCAGACGTACCAGTCACCAGTAGAGTCAGTGCGCTTAATCATCACGAACCGTGAGCCAGCAGTAAAGCCGCAGTTGATGGTCTGTGTTGTGCCAGTGCCGGTGTAGCTGCCGACTTTGGATACGCCTGCCAGTGTGGCGAAGAGGTAGGTTACCCAATTACCCCCACCTCCAAAAAACAGCCCAGTGGTAAAGGTGGATGATGAAATTGCTGTAATTGGATTCTGAATTCCAGAAAAAGAACTATCTGTGCCATTTAAATACATTCCTCGCCCAGAGCCTAGCCCAACTGGAGCAGAGTAAACCCACCAGTTAGATGTTGATGTTCTGTACTTGAATATTGCTAACTCAGGCACTACCTGCAAATTGTGGTTTTGTGTACTAGCCGCCGTGGCGCTCCAGCACACCACATCGAAGAAGCCGGGGGCGCGACGGAAGGAGTAGTAAATAGTTGACGAATCTGCCCATGTGTTAGGGATTTGGAACCCGGTGTTGTTTACTCCGGCAGAGTAACTTGACAGAGATTGTTCTGCTCCCGTTGTATTCGTTACAAGATACGCGCTGTTTGCGCCTACTCCGTATGGAATAGTCACAATGCCACGCAAACGGTCTAAGAATACGTTTCCGTACCCGCCAGCACGAAGCGCAGTCAGCGAGGCATCTAACGGGAAGCCGGTCGTGATAACTGTCCCGGCAGGGCTAGAACTTGTGTTCGGACTAAACACACTCGTCCCGCTAGTCGGCACTTTCATCGGGCCACGGCGGATGGCGATGTAGATGAATGTGTTGCCGTTACTGTTTATACTTCCAGACGCAGCGTTAATTTTAAAACCTGTGGCAGTTGGTTCTAGTGCCTCGCCATACCCATTATCTTCAGCTTGAGAAGTGTTTGCTCTTAATGGAAAATCAATTCCTGGAGTAGCGGTCATCCCCCGCATTGAATCAAACATTAACCAGTCTCGCCCTGCACCTCCGACTGTAGCCTCTTTAACCATCACCCACTGAGGTTCATACCCAAGAGTAACTGTCGGTCCGTTAGCAGAGCCGTTGCCCGTATAACTCCCACACGAAATAACATTGTCCGTACCCGTAAGACCAAAGCCGCCTGCGTTGTGGGCGAAGAGGTAGGCGACGTAGGTATCGCCGTTTGCGTTAAGAAAAGACCCCACATTAAACGTAGTAGATGTATTCGGATTAGACCCAAATACGACCGTGTTGTTTACTACCGCGCCGGTAGTATTTAGGTACATGTGGTCGCCCGTAGTAAATGTTCGATGCCATACCGACCAATTTTGGGCTGCGTTTGTTTTTTTGACTATTACGCATCCCGGAACTGCATTAAGAGAATGATTAATAGCCCTATTGCTTGTCCCATCGCCCGTATACGTCACAATATCAAAGAACTTCGCCTGCTTGCGGAATGTCCATGAGGCGTAGGTTCTTGGAGATGTATTAAACCAGCCGCTTACCCCGGCGCTTAAACTATAGCCGGTAGTATTAAATGATGTAATGTCAGCATAAGTCCCTTGTGCGCCTGTTGTATCACTGTTTAACGTTTTACTTGAACCCCGTACAGTATCAACAAGAACTGGATTGGTAGCAGTTGACCTGCTTTTAGTCCAAACCAACCCACCCTTCGTAGACAGATCAATTCCATTAGTTATGGTCTGCGTAGAGTCAGTGCCGGTGTAGAGGTAGGTGGAGAACACGTCCTCGATGTAAAGCTGCACATTGCCAGCAGTCGGCCAGTTGTCGGCTTTTTTATACTGAGCAGCCTGATCCAGAGTCCACAC